TCACGCTCTGCCGCATTCAAAGTGACCGTATTTCTGCCCCCTGAGCCGTTGGAAGCAGTGCGGGAGGACGGCGCTGCGGGCGGTGGAGCCTTTTTGGCCATGGGTTTTGCCGCCATGGAGCTTGGCTCCTCAGTTTCCTGCTGGGAAACGGCAGTGGGCTGCTTGCGCATACCCATCTGACGCTCAATTTCAGCAAAATACTCATCAGTATCAGCTACATAGCCGTCAGCAATCGCAAAATTATGCGCGCCAATCATCTTCATGTAGAGTTTCCTGTCACGAACGCACTCAGGATGCGCCCTAACCCAAGCCGCAGACCTTGGAGATAGCTGGGAGGCCACCTCCTCAACCGGGTCCATAGGCGCTTCAGGTGCCTTTGGAGGCGGATTTGCAATGCGCTGCCATTGCAGCCGCATAATCGCGCTTCATCATCTGAGTGCTGCGATTTACGCTCTCAATCGCACTTGCGATAAGCTGCAAGTTGCTGTCCTGAACTTCTTGAGAAGCCTTGGATGCGTTTGATTCGGCATAACGGGCGCGCTTTTCAGCTTCCGCGCGGGCCTGACGCTCCATCTCCAATTGGTGCTGGAGAGCCTTGATGCCAACTTCTGGCGTAATCTCTTCTTCAGGAGCCGCCTCTGGTTCAGGAGCGGCCTCAACCGCTTCATTCACCACAATCTCTTCTTCTTTTACGTTTTCTTCAGTGTCTGCCATTTGATTTCCTCTCACCACACGGCGTCAGGAGCCGGGATTCGGCCACGAACGTCTGTGTCATCCAAAATTCGGCAAAGCTGTCCGTGAACAGTGATTTGCCAGCCATCGCTGGGCCTAAAGTAAATCCAGTCGCCAACATCCAAGTTGACGCCCTTGAACCACTTTCCACTCTCATCAACGAAAGCATCAGCGCCCTTTTTGATGATTAGGCCAACTTTTCCCTGATATTTGTCTTCTTCCCGCGTTTGGGATGACAGATATAGGCCGCTCTTCGTCTTCTCAGGACGAATGTAAATAGCGACAAGAACTTGATTGTGAAAAATCTCAATGTCGCTGATGTTGCCCATCTCCTTGCGGATGTTTTCCGCAGGATCGGTTTCATGTTCCATACGCATGTATGGCATCACTTGCTCCCCTGTTCTGCTTTGCGGATTTCGTCATTAACAAGCTCAATCATTTCGTGAGCGATGTTAATGCCACGGATTATGCCAACCCGATATTTATAGTCAGCATAGCTTTCAGGAGTGCCAGACAAGACGGACTCACCTTCACGGGAAGCCGCCTCTTCAAGTCTCTTAGCAAAAAGCTTTTGCCAATATGTATCGTAAGTTTGCATACATGCAGAGGTATATAAATTGCTGAATTAAATCCATTAACAAGGATCAAATGTAAAAGCTCATGCACATAAAGGAAAAGGCCGGGAGTTACCCCGGCCCTTAATGCTTGGTGCTACAAGGGGAGGCGGGATATGCCCTACCTACTTCCAGCGGAGAAAGGTAACGCTGGCCCCTTGCAGCTAAGTCTCAGTAAGCTTTCTTGCCATAGGCGTCAATCTTCTGAAGCCGCCCTTCGCCAGAGCCAGCACCAGCAGTCATGCCCAGCTTGCCGCCAGCAGCGCGGCCCTGACGCCCGCCATACCAGTCGATCTTCTGGAGCCGCCCCTCACCCGAACCAGCGCCAGCCGTCATCGGATTGGTACGGCCACCATCACGGCGGGGCATAGGAGCCGGTCCAGCGCCCGGACCACCCATTCCACCCATGGCACCAGCCAGAGCCTCCATAGCGCCCGGAGGAAGGCCGGGAGCAGGGCCGGGACCACCGGCAGGGCCAGCCATGCCCGGAGCCATGCCCGGAGGCATAGGAGGAGCGCCCAGAGGCAGAGGACCGCCAGCAACCGGGCCAAGCGGAAGCTTCGGCTCAGAGTTGATCGTGATGTTAACGACCGGCGTCTTGCTCTTCTTTTCGCCCTTGTCCATCTTGGACTTAGGGTTGTTCATGGTTTCGCCAAAGCCACCGCCATTAGCCTTGCCAATGCGGCCACCGTAGCGGCGCTCTTCGCGCTCATTCTCTTCACCCTCTTCGGCCTCATGATAAGCCTTCAGAGCAGCGCCTACCGCATGGCCAATGGCCTTGTGAGCGGAATGGTCATTGTTGACAGAACCGCCATTCCTGCGGCCCATGATCTTGTCAGCCAGATCGCCCATCAGGCTTGCGCTGGGGGCGCTGGGAGCAACCGCCATGGCAGGCTGATTGTTCGACTGGCCACCGGCCTCACGCTTCTTGCGGGACTTGACCGAACCGCCATCCTTGCGGCCCTCAGTTTTGTAGATCAACTGGCGATCCTTAGCGGCCTTTTCAGCCTCCTGCGCCCTGATCTTTTCAATCATTTCGTTGGACAAATCGGCGGGATACTCACCAGCGTAGTCGCCCTTACCAGCGCGGTTAACGCTTGGGTTTGGGGAGTTTTCGATCATCGAACGAATCAACTGCCCCAACTCACCATCGGGGAGCCTATATTCACGACGATAATCAGCCATTCCATTGGAACCGCCGTCCTGCTTTTTGGTGCGACCGCCAGACTTTAGCCCCTTGGCAGACTGCTGCTTGTCGTGCTTTTCGTCCTTCTTGGACTTCTCCCAAGCCTCCATGGACATGCCGTGCTTCTTGGCCAGCTTCTTGTCCTGCTTCAGATCAGCGGCAGAATGCTCCCACTTCTCCTTGCTGACCTTGCCGCCCTTGTTCATGTAGCCAGCAGTCAGATACTTGCGCATCAAACTAGAACCGCTGCCCTGCGGAATACCGTAGTTAGCGCCGCCATAGGGCATACCGCCGCCCACAGCCTTCTTGGCACGACCGCCCTTCTTCATGCCGCCAATGTGCTTGATACCTTCGCGGTCCTTGTTGGCTTCCTTGTAATCGCGGTTAATCAGGCTATCCGCCGTGAGAGCCTTGCCGCCGCTCTGACGCTTCTTGCGGTCAGCGCGACCACCGCACATCTTGCCTTCCGGCTTGCCAGAAACCTTGCCACCACGCTTGAACTGACGGCGGCTGATCGGGCGCATACCAGTTTTTACATCCGCATTCAGCGGCTCCGGCGGCGACCAATCAGAAGAGTCAACCTTTGCGTTATCAGGCGTAATCATACGGCTGATTTTCTTGTTCATCGCGGCTTTGGCCTGCTTGCGGTATTCCATGTGTTTCTCCTATCGGCGGTTAGCTGACTTTATCAGTTTCCGCGCAATTTACAACAACTTGCTTCTTGCAATTCTAAGCGCAGCTTCTGCACTGCCGCCAATTCTGCCGCCCCGTTTCATGTAACGCTGATTGTAAGCATTAAAATCAGCAATTGAAGTGCTTGGGGGCGGAAGTGGAGTTCCGTAACTCTCAGAAAGATAATCCCTGTAAACGTAAGGCGGATTAACAACCGGCTTGTATGGTTCAACAGGGGCCTGAGCAATTAATCCTTCAGGTTTCTTTTTAGTTTCCTCAAGAAACGGCCTTTCACTGCTGCGCGTATCGCCAAGATTGTTAAGGTATGCCGCCCTCTGCTCAGGAGTAAAATACCCGCCAGTTGTCTGGCCAAGGTCATTTACACCGTTTGCATAGATGTCATTTGTTGGCTCGGTATAATCATACGGACCAACCGACTCTTCAGCAGACGCAGTTTGAACATCATAACCGGGAAGCGGCGTCCTTGTTAGCGGACTGTTTGAAACTTTAGTGGGCGATGGTTGGTATTGCGCCACATATGTAGAAGAGGCTGGATAGCCTGTTGCAACATTGTTAATATTTGGTCCAACAGATAAATCACCGCCGGGAATGTTTATTTCTGTTGGTTGGCTTGCAGCAACAGGAGAAACATAAGTAGACGTAGCCGGATACCCGCTTGTAATTGGCCCACTTGATACAGGCCCCGCTTCAAGGCCCCTTGAAGGGCCTAAATCAACTGGCGGTGTATAAACAACATTTTGATTATAAGCCGCAATTTTAGCCTGATCTTCTGGCGTCATCTGAGCCATTTGCTGCGGAGAAACTTCATAAGTCCCGCCATTGTAAGAAACCAACCTTTCTCCATATTGCTTAGGTCCAGATTGAGATGGTGGATATGGAGATGTGGCAGTAATGCCATATCCGCCCGGAACATACGCAGCCTGAGTTACAGAAGATGGAGCCGCATAAGAACTAGGAGCCAAATTAACCCGTGGATCACCGGCAACATAAGTGGGAGCTACGGGAGCGCCCGCAGGAACAGAACTTCTAATTAGTGTAGACAAATTTCCAGAACTTGGAACTGGCGCGTTAACGTCAGAGCCAACAAATCTGGCATCAGCCGCAGCCTGATTGGCGGCGTTAAGTGCAGCCTGCTGAGTAGGCGTCTGAAGGCTCTGATATGTGTCCCTGTTATACGAATCCAAACCACTGCCAGCCAACGGGGAATTAGCCCCGGCAAAGATGTCAGCATCAGACGGAGTGTAAGCATCATAAGCATTACGGCTGATGGTTGGCGTCTGCTCAAGCTTAACTGGGGCAGAGGGAACTTGATCCTGAATTTTGGGTTCAGTCTGTTTTGGTACACCACCGCCAACTATACTGCTGCCTTCAGCAATTTGCTTCATTGCGTTTTCAGTAGAGAATGTTGATGGGGCATTTGAAACAACATCCCCGACCATTCTGGGGCCGTAAACACCTGATGGAGCAGCGCCATATCCGGCTGGCCTGTTGTATCCGGCAGGCTCTCTTGCTGCGGGAGATACAGATGTTTTTGTTTGTGCAGCCTTAGTAGCTTCAGCTTGTTTTGCGGCCTTGCCTGAATCAGCGCCGCCACCACCTCTACCGCCCGCAGATGGCTGAACTCCCCTACTATCAGCACCACTTCCGCTCTGACCGCCGCCTACGCGACCAGAGTCTCCAGCGCCACCAGAACCGCCAGCACGGCTCCCAGCGTTGCTACCACCAACGCCGCTGCCGCTTTTGCCACCTCCAACCTGACCGGAATCAGCAGCACCGCCGCCACCACCGCCCCTAGATGGCGATGTCCTGTTAGCCGCCTGACCCGAGTCCGCGCCGCCACCGCCGCCACGCGCAAGCCTGAGAGCGTTGGCAATCGGAATGTCCTGCTCAACATCCATGACCACAAGGGCGGGCTTCTTTGCCTTCTTTTTTGCGGACTTCTTGGGAGAGCGCCGAACGCTTCGGGCGATCTCCATAGCTTTGTCAACGATGTTAACAGGCTTCTTCATGTTAATACTCTCTTGTTAACGCAAGTGCGCTGGCAATTGATTGATCGTTACCATAGGAGTTCCCGCCTGTCACGCGGCCACCTTTGTTGAAGTCAGAGAAGCGGGAATTACGCAAATCTTCATCAATTCTAATGCCAAGTTGCTGACGCGGACCATCGGCTGTTTGCACAGTAATTGTTTCAATCTTTGGCTTTTTGCCGGTAGCTTTGCGAATGACTTCTTCAAGGCGCTTTGGAACAATATTGTTATAATAATTGATCATTCCCATACCGCCAACTTTAAGATCATCACCGGAAAGTCTATAACGGACTGATCCAGAAAACGGTCCAACTTCAGTTATTTCTTTTTTTTGAAGAAGTTTGTTGGACATTTCTTTACCAATATACTTATGAAGTTGATCTGGATTAACACCTTCTTTTTCAAAAACTTGAGAACCATTTTTTGTCGCTATAAGCATACTTTTATATTCTCTACCTGTTTGAGAGACAAAAGACGGGCTGTAATAAATACCATCTGCAACCTTGCTTAGGTTATATCTTTGAGCTTGAACTTCTCCCGGCGTCCATGTGAAGTAATCAGAACCACTGTCAATTGCTTTGTCCAAAGACTTTTTCAAAGCAAGATCAGTCCAGCCTTCTGTAGAAGTAACATAAGGCGCGCGCGATATTCCGCTTGTTAAATTGTATTCGCGGGCAGCTTGGATTGCCGCTGCATAAGCATCACGCGCAGCAAGTTCCTGATCATAAGCATCTTGCAACATGGATATTTGTTCTGGTGTAAATTCATCCTGCTGGCGCAAGAAGTTGCCTTTATAATCCCTGAATTTTTGCTCATGCGGCTTTCTTCTTGCTTCTTGAGCCTGATTTAAGGCATTTGGCAAATCCCATTCCGTTGGAGCATTTTTATACGCTTCTTTTATTTTTTCATCCTGAATTCCTTCATAAAGTTTAATAAAGCTTTCGCGCGCATTTTCATGCTTAAACATTAATTCCGTTCTGTTTTCGGCTAATTGATGGGCTACATCAGGGTCAATTTCTTTTGCAAAGCCTTCATCGCGTCCCTCCTGACCCCATTTGCTCTGAAACTCATCTCCATTCCATGCCTTGAATGGCCTGTTTGAACCCGGAGGTGTTGCATCAAGTATTTGAGAACGAACATGAGCTATAACATCTGGGCGTTCCCAATGACCTTCCCAAAATTCAGGTTTTTCATAAATTTCGTACATTTTAGGAGGGTATTTTTCAATATCTCTTCTCAATCCTGCGCTTGGATTGTTTTTAAGCATATTGTTAATTCTACCAATGTAATCTTCTGCTTCTTCCCGCGTTTTAAACGATTGAGGAAACGCTCCGCGAACCTGATATTCTACAGGTTCTGTTCCGGGCATCTTTGGAAGAGTTATCAGTGTTTCTTCATAGTTTTGCCCACCGGGTGTTGAGTGCTGCTCAAACTTTGTGGTCTTTCCAAGTCCACCCATTTCGGCAATAGTGTCATCAATCATTTTGGCGTGGAGCGTATCCATTTCATTTGTAATGGCTATTTGTTCTTCTGCCAACTGATCGCCAGAAGCGCGCCTTTCACTGGGTGGCAACATCATCTGATCGGTTATTTCGCGATTTCTTGCCGTCAGTTCATCCCAACGATTTTTCATTGACGCTATTGCTGTCTCAGAAGGAACAACGTCATCACGACGAACTGGCTTGCTGCCGCCTAAAACTACGTCTTCTGTTTGGATTCTGTTCTTGTTAATGTAATCAATCAGGTTCTGCTTTGTAACTTGCGGCGTATTTGCCAGAAAATCTTCAGTGCCAGTCCAGCGCAGTTCTTCCGGTGATGTACCCTTGCGGAGCATGGCCAGAGCCTGCTGGCCGGTCATCTTCTCCATGGGGAGTTCTTCCGCTGTCTTCAGCAGTTTGGAGAAGAAACGCTCTTTGCCCGCCTGAGCTTCAGCAGGGTCCATTGCATAATTGGACAATCCAATGATTGCGCCCTTTGCCATCTTGCCGGGAGCGCCAAGCGCGGCCATTGAAGCCTGTAGCGGATCGCCGGTAGCAACGCCTTCTGCCACATCAAGTCCAGCGCCAATAGGAGCCGTCATGGGCGTCATGTACAACGGGGCGGTCTTAAAGTCGTATGCAGTTTGGGCAGCACCAGACATTCCCTGCGCTACGTTGTACGGGGCGGAACCGATATTATACTCACCGCCAAACAGTGGCATGTCTACCTTGACATCACGCATGGGCGGTGCGCCCACATGCGTCATCTGCTGGATGTCCTGCGGCTGCTTGGCAACCGTAGACTTCAGTGCTTCGTACTCCGCAATATCCCGGTCTGGAATGGCGTACTTCTGCATCATGGCATCGAATGTCGCCGGGTCTTGTGCCGCGCGCCTGCCGACCTCTTCCGGTGTCAGACCACCGCCTACGTCCTTGGCAATACGCAACGCGCCGTCAATGTCATCTTCCTCTGGCAGAACCCGGTCCACAATCTTGCCGGTTGGAGACACAGGGAACTTCTTGGGACGCTTGGCATATGGATCAGCACCGCCAAAGCCCAGCATGGACTTGTCCAGCACATCCGCAGCAAGGTTCATCAACTCTTCGTAGTCAACCTCATCCACACCCTCTGGGAGATAAACTGTGCGAACGCCAATCAAACGGCGGACAGGATTAGCCGCCTGATTTATTGCCGTGCCTACTGACTCAAGATAACCCTGCTCTGGAACCTCACCGCCATCTGCAAATCCAAGCGCGCGGGCGAACAGACTGCCAGTCTTGCCAACCTTGCCGCCATAGTCTGACAAATAACCCAGCGTAGTCAGTGCGCCCTCTGCGGGGCCAATGGCAAGATACGGTGCCACATATCCTATGATGTCACCGGCCCCAGCAGCAGCCGGGTTCTTCTCTTCGCCTTCCTTCATGGCGTACTCTTGTTCTGCAAGAGCGCGGTCGAAGTCTGCATCGTTCTCATAGCCAAGCGCATCAAGGGCGGCATCTGTCAGATAGTCAGCGCCAGCAGCGGCGTACTTGGATGTGCCGAATGTAGCCTTGTCAGCAGCATTGCGGGCTACAGTCATGGCAGCGTCAAGCCAGCTATCTTCGTCTTTGACGGAGCCGCCTTCTGCATAGCCAGCAATTTCAGATATTCCACGGCCCACATCATATGCAATTGGTCCAGCAGCCAACGGCGTCTGATCCAATATATTCATGATTGTTTCAGCGCGCTGACCCTTGGTTTCCTCATCGCCGCCAAGAGACGATCTAACATAGTCGTAGATGCGCTCACTGGCGCTTGGAATGCGGGAGGTCAGCTCTCCAGACGGCTCCATGCCGGGAGGCAGCATTCCACCTGTATATTCCGGTCCCTGAGATGCGCGGTATTCTTTATCTGCCGCAGAAGCAGCTTGGGCTTGATCCGAGTCCAGATTCTCCATCAGGTTATAACCCAGCATAGCAGACGCGCCTGCAATGCCGTACTTGCGGATGATGGAGATGAGCTTGTCATCAAAGACAACGTAGTTGCGGGTGCCATCACCAGCGCCGCGCGATCCGGCGTCTAGGTACTTGATGCCGGGGATGCCTGCCTCACGCAACATGGCAGATGCTTCGGTAGGAGTAAGCTGGCTTCCAAGATAACGATAAAAACTTTCACCTGAATAGCTTTCGGGATCGCCTATGTAATAATCTAAGCCGCCGCCTTCTCCGTATTTGGCGGCATCTTCTGCTGCAAGTTTTTTAAGTATCTTGCTAACTTCAGAAGACTGATTTGCGACTTCCCTATCCCAGTCTAGAAAGGTATTGGGGTCAGCAGCGATGTTTACTTCGTACATGCGGCCAGATGTATGGGGAATGGATGCGCCACGATCCAAAGCATCAAGACCCGCTAATATGTCCTTCGCAGATGAAATTTTTCCAGATGCAAGCCACGGCTGATGAGAGCCTTCAGCTTCTTTTTGCGCTTCTAAAAGCCTATTTTGAAAATCCTCACGGTATTTTGCAATGGCTCCAGCCCTATCTGGGTTACCTTCAATGCCTCGAAGTATCCATTTGGGCATATCAATATTTTCAACGCGAAACGAAGAAGCGCGATCAGTAAGAGCGTCTCTATAACCACGCGCAGTTGGCTCTGCTTCAGCAGCATACAGCCCATGCCCGTAAGCCTGCGCGCCTTCGCCCGTGCCAATCTTGTCCATACGCATACGGCCCAGCGGGAAGTCTTGAAGAACCTCCGCTCCCTGCGGCACATCCGGCAATATATCAGGCTGTCCGACAAGATACTCAGTCCTGCCATCTGGGAAACGCACAAGCCGTTCAGCGGCAAAGTCATGCGGGCTTCCCTGATAGGCGCGGATGCCTGTCTTGGCGGCTTGTTCGCCTTCGCCAGCGACTAGCTTGCCAGCCATACTTACAACGTCATCAATAATTCCGCCCGGTCCTTTGGCAATGCGCCCGCCATCAGCGTACTTAAAATCATCTGGGTTCCCGTAAACGGGCTTGCGCGCCATAACCAGAGGCCCAACCTGAATAACTTCTTCTGCCGAGATAACAGGCTGCATCGTTTTGCGGTCGTAAAAGTAACTATGCCGCTCCGGGTCCATGCCAACCTGAACCCAGTCAGGATCATTCATAACGGTTTTGGCGCGCTCATGGATGGCTTCTGGTGGCGTCTTGAGCAGGGAGCCATCAATTGTAGCAAACGGCCCCTTGGCACCGCCTGCGGCAACAGCAAGGGCTTTGTTTTCAGGAATGCTGAACTGAGCGCCTGCGATGTGCGCGGCAGGCTCATGTGAAATGCTCTTAAAAGTTTTCTGATCGTGGATTGTCGGAACCCATACACCATGTCCAGTGTAGGCAGGAATATCAAGACGCAGGGCCACAGGATGACCCTCCGGGTAGTCCGCCAGTTTGCCAATTTTTTCACGCTTGTTGGCAGTTAACGCGCGAACCATATCATTAACGGATGCCGGTTCGGGAACAGTGGCATAAGGCTCTACAGGCTTAAAGCGATCAACTATTGCAGAATATTCGGACTGACCAATCTCTCCAGCCTGAACGCGCTTGGCTGCTTCTGTAAGTTCAGGTACGCGCTTGGTAACATCCTTGTAATTCATCCCAATACGCGAAACAGGCGCAGCCTCTTCACCAACGCCACTGATGACCTTGCCAGCCATCTTGACTACATCGTCTACCCAGCCTCCGAGGCCTTTAGCAATGCGTCCGCCAGTTTCGCGGTCAATACGCGGGTCTGCTGGGTCATATGCTCCAGTATTTCCAATCGCTGACTTAATCTGGCTACCCTCAAACGCGATCACTTCGTCATTATCGACGCCGCTACCGCCGCTAAGGATGATACCATCATAGCCTTCATCCTGCATGGCCTTCTTGGCTTCTGGACTGATAAGATATGGAAACTCACTGCTCTTATTGGCAAATACCGTGCGCGCCCAATCTTGCATTTCGGGAGTATCCAACACCAATGGATTCTTGATGCTGGCGTATACCGGCATGACATTGGTGCCTTCTTTGAAACCGCTACCAGAGCCTACATTGTGCATTGCGGGCTGTTTTTCAGCATAGGGGCTTAACCAGATTGCTGGTCCGCTGATTGTAGGGTCTTCACCACCGGGCTTAAAGACATCAAAATCTTTATTCGTGATGTGATACAGACGCTGCGGGTTTCCAGCATCATCAAGCAATTTTGAGCCACTGACGAAACGCGACAAGTTTTCAGCGCGCTGATGCGGGGAAATTTCTTCACCAACGCCCATAATCAGCTTTAGGGCTTGCTCAACAATGTCCTTCTTGCCCGCCATCTAAACTCACCCCAACAGACCCGGCTTTGGTTTACTTGCCGCCTGCGCTTGGGTCTTGGCCAAGTTCAGACGCTCCATTTCCTTCTCATGATCCATTTCCAGCGCACTCTGCTGGAGCTTGACCATGGCAAGTTTCTCACGGCTATCACGCTCTGCTGAACGGTTCTGGCCGTCGATGCTGATGTCCTTGTTGTCAACATCAAGCTGCTTGGCCTTTAGCTGCAAGTCTACGCGGTCATTCTCAGCACCCATGAGTGCCGCCTGAGCATTGAGCATATCGGCTGGATTGCCGCCCTGCGGACCCATCTGAGCTTCCTTGAGGGTCTTCTGGGCCTGAGCGGTCTTGAGGGCAACGTCAGCTTGCGTCTGGGCTGATTCGTTCGCCATCTTGGCCTGAGTAGCCGCCATGCCCAGCATGGAAGCCATGGTCTGCGGAGACATTTCGCCAGTGTTCTTTTTAACGAACTCATCTGGATTGTAGCCGATAGTACGTAGAGCCTGACGGTTAACCGCCTGCAAGTCGTACATATCCGGTGCCTGAGAAGCCATCTGGATCAGGGCCATGGTCTTCATCATGCGCTGCGTATGGCTGGCGGTGTTCGGATCAGCCTGCGGGACAAGGTAATAGTTCTCAAGCGCCTGTAGGAACGTCTGCTGATCCCAATGATAGGCGGGTGCATTGTTGCGCTGCCAGAAGCTTTCCGGGTTATCGCGGAAACAAGCCTTCAGAAGCTGAAATTCCTCTGCCTGAGCGGCGTGGAGGCGCTTGTGTACGCTGTTAAGAACCTTGGTGGCCTGATCTATCATGGCCAGTGTAGTGCCTACAGGAGCGTCCTGACGGCCCTCTCCAACCGCCAGTTCAGCAGTTCCGCCAAGGCGCTGGCCATACTGGGAGATGTTCTCACACAGAGAGGCAAGCGCGCCGGATGGCTCCTTGTATGGCAGCGGCATGATGGCATCGCTGATTCGCATACCGTTGGTCTTGACGGTCGCGGAGCCGCCGGGAGGTACGCGGAAGATGTTGGTGTTCTGACGCGCGCCCTGTTCAGCCATCAGGAAGCCGGGGAAGGCGGCGAACATGCCAGCATCCAGAAGCTCACGCCAAGCTGCCGTTACAGCGTTCGTCGTGTTGCCCAGAATGTGCAGCAGGCCAATGTCGTAGAAGCCCAGACCCGGAACGAACGGGTACTTGACGAACACCTTGCGGGCGGTCGGGAGCTTCTCCTCCTCCTTGTAATTGCGCACGATGCTCAGAATCTGACGGCTGGATACGTCAATCGTCACACGATACGGAACCTCAAGGCCGGAAGGCTCACCCTTCCACTCATGCTCAAAGCCCTTGATGTCCAGTTCGCAGTAGCATTCGTAAATCTCACGATCACGGTCCTCATGGTTCATGACCGTGTTGGATACGCCCTGCTGCGCGTTACGCTCTTCCTGCGCTGCGTTCAGGGACGGCTGGCTGGCCTCAGACAGCGGGATGTCGCGGTAAGCGCCAATGATCTGCATACGCTTAACAACGCTGGGCCGCATCATGATACGGTGCGTGATGCGCTTGGCGCTCTCAAGGTCGGTGGCCGAATTGTTAACGATCAGGTCTTCAGCGTCGATGCTCTCAGACACTGGGCGGTTGCGAAGCGGGCAGAAGTAAACCTTCTTGAAGCCATCGCCGCCAAAGCCAACCATGAACAGCATCCGGTCGGTGTCCGGGTAATACTCTGACGCAGTGACGGTCAGGTAATGGTTCATGTCCTTCTCAAGCGCGGCGGCAAGCTTATCAAGCTCCGCACCGGAGTTATTGCTGTCATCCCTGATCTTCACCGGGCCGTCTGTGGGCAGAAGCTCAGAGCGCGCATTAGCCTGAAAACGCAGTACAGCCTCAAGCAACAGCGGGTGGCGAACCTTGCTCATACCTTCGACGGGTGCGCCATCGCTTGTACCCTGCACACCGGGAAGCTCAATCTTGAGGCCCAGAAGCTTTAGCCCCTGAGCGCGGTCTTCGATCCAGTCAGAGCGGGTCTGGATGTCCGCTTCAATGCCACGCAAAATCTCATCGCCAATGCGCGACAGTTCCGTCTCTTCGATCTCTTCGGCTAGGTTGTCGAACCATCCGGCGGGTTCGTCGGAGTCGGCTCTTGAAATTGGACCTCCGTCAACACTGACGGTGATGTCGCCGTTCGCGTGTTGGATACGCACGACATTCCCTGCTTCGTCCAGTTCCGTGTCTGAACCTCCTTCATCCGCGTCGATAACGACAATATCATCTAAGTTAATCTCCTCTTGGGGTTCAGGCACAAGTCGAATATTGGGGTTCAGGCCAGCCATATCAGTTCAACCTCACTGCTTTCTCTAGCATTTCTGCCATTTCTTCCATGCGCCGGATCGCCTCCATCGCGGCATCGTCTTCGCTTTTTGCAAAAATCGAAAACTTGTGAGGCTTGTCGCTGCCTTCTGTCAGGGCCTCAACATCGTAAACATTGCCATTCTGGCCAATGATGTAAGCCTGCACACGAAGCATGTGTAAATAAACCTCAAACTGGGTAAAGAGGTTTATCGCCTGAATTGCCCTTAAAAGCAAGACTATCTGCAAGTTCCGCTGTCCGCTCAGAGCCGCGCATTAACATTCCGGTATCGCGCAGGAATCGCAGCGCCTGAGTCACGGTATCAACCAAGTCATCGTTCTTGGCCTTCGGGAAGCCAGAGCATTCAGTAATTACCATATCCGCCCATGAAAAATTGGTCGGTGCGTAAACAAGATTGTCTGCAAACAAATGCTGGACGCTGTAAGCGCGGGCAACCTTGTCCTGACCTCTTGGATCAACAAGCTGTACGCCCCAGTTCTCATAGCCGTAAACCCTGCGGATTTCCTGCGCCACGCTTATGCCAGCCGCCTTGTTTTCCAGCAGCATGTAATCAGTCTTGAACTTCTTGTTGGTCGCCGCGATCTTCTCAACCAGTTCGTGCAACTCAAGCTTTGCCCGCCATGCGTTCATTAACATCACGCGCGGGACATCGTTATCGTCCTCAAACACGCCCCAGACCGTCATGGCGGAGTAATCGTTTTCCTCCTTCGTCGTGTAGGCGGTGTCTACTGAGGCAAGAACATACTGAATTTGTGGGTAGTTCTCCTTGTCCCAGTCAACCCACCATTCACGCTTCAGGATACCGCCGCCCTTTGGTTCAGGACGCTGCTGCAACTGACCGGCGGCACCGAATGGCCCCAACTGCCGCTCAAGGCGCACAACGGAATCTTCGTCATATCTCTCTGGCGTTAACAATTCGCCTTCTTCAGTGCGCGGGTCTTCCCAGCCAATAGCATTCGGATACAGGACTGCGGCCCGGTCGGCTTCGTACCGCATAGGCAGCATCAGGTGTACCCAGTCTGATCCCGCATCGCTGGACAGGATATGGCCGGTCAGATCGTCCTCATGCAGCCTCTGCATGACCAGAATGATTGCACCAGTCCGGGGGTTGTTAAGGCGGGTGCTGAGTGAGTTGTCGAACCACTCCAAGGTTGACATACGCACAGCTTCACTTTCCGCCTCCATGGCATTGTGGGGATCGTCAATAATTATACAGTTGTGTGAGAGTACACCATTAGCAAAAAAGTTGCTTTGTCCTTCAACTTGGATGTCATAGACAGACTGCGACTTTCCGCGATGGACGGTAACTGAGGCGACATGGCCAATGTCCCATGATGGTGCATCTTGTGGCATGAACCGCACAGGGTAATCAGGTTTTCCGGCCTGTTGTCCCGCGTATTTTGGTTGATATGATGTATTTGCAGAACTGACCGAGTACGCCCACGCGGAGCTTTTATTTGATGATCTATTGTTCCACAGGTTGAGCAATGATGCCCATCCCTCTCCCGCACAATTTCCGCCATTTCGCGAAACTGATTGGAATACTTGCCTAACTTCGCAAATTTGGAATTGCGGGAACCCTTCATACGCCGGGAGTGTATTTTCCCAGCGCAAGACCGGGAACAGCACTCTCCTGAACCACGAAACTGCTTCTTGCACTCCTTGCAAACTTTTTTGGAAAGCTTGGCTTCCCTGTAAATGGCTTTGCATTCGTCTGAGCAGTACCGCGATTTGCGATTCCTGACAGGCTTTGAGCAATTTACGCAGGAGGCTGTGTTCTTTATGGCGTGATGCCGCGAACAGCAAACTTTGGAGCAATAGGCGTCCCTTGAACCAGTGCGAATGGACTTCCTGAGTTCGTAAAGACGTTTCTCCACGGGATTGAGGCACCAATCGCACAGCAAATTCACTGTCACCAAACGACCCTGCTTCCGTAAGAAGCTTGTCTCCAACCCCCAATTGACTAGCTGGGATATATCCTGCCAACGGGACGAAGATTGGATGATTTCCCGTACAGATAAAGGAATGTCCCTTAGATGTGTGAATTTCATAAACTTCATCCGTCTCACGGGTTTTGGTTGCCAATACCCGCGATACTACCACCCTACCCCGTGAATGATCAAAGGCCATCACTTTCTGGCCCACTGAAATATCTTCAATTGGAATGGTGCCAGTTGGTGTTGACACCATGGTGCCAGCAACAAAGCAGTTTCCGCCTTCACCAGTAAGAGCGCCGCCCACAGATGTCGCCAGCCTGTAGCCGCCCTGAGCGTTGTCAAACCTGATCTTGGTGTTTTGATCTGATGTAATCTGGACCTTCTTGCCCCAATACCGCTGATACCACGGGCTTTCGATCAACCGGCGGGTCTTGACGCTATCACGAATTGACAGCGTTTGGGCGTAGGACGCATGGAGGAACTGAACGCCGGGGCCGGATGTGTCGCTGATTACTTTCTGCTGCGCCCATATCCACGGGTCAAAGGCCACAAGCATGGATGACTTGGACGTTCTTGGCGGCTGGTTAATGATTAGCCGGGTGATTTCGCCCTTCCTAACCGCCTCCAGATGCTCCGCAATTGCCTTGAGGTGCCAGTTATCGACAAACGGGTTTGGGTCGATATACCGCCAGCTTGCGCGCATGAACTGGTAAAGGCTTTCCTCATAAAAAGTAGCCTCAATATCCGCCATCGTATTGATTGCATCAATCGGCTTTGTGGGGTCAGCCCCGAACTTTTCAGCGAACGGAACATCCGTTAACAACATCGCTTTACCCCGGAATCAATGTCGCAATGCCCATGTTTGCTTGACAATATTGGTTTTGTCATCATAACTCCCTAAGCCTAACTCATTCAAGTGATTAACTATTTTGTTAATATTTATTAACAGCGCAGGAACGGGGTCAATGAGGCGCATATCCATCAGGCGAAAACGCAACAAAAATGCGTGGGGAATGGCGTATCCACTTACACACAAAATTGACCTTGATCCTGATTTGGAAGGCAAGAACCTGATTGAGATTGCAGTACACGAAGTCAGCCATGTGGTGTTCCCTCACTTGGATGAAGCGACCGTCGATCTACTGGGGAAACAATGCGCAGACGTTCTTTGGCGTCTAAAATTCAGGGTGAGTGAAGACCATGACTAAGACATGCTCAGATGATGAGTTCATTGAATGCTGGCTGCAAAATAAGGGCTACGTCACTCAAATCTCAAAAGAAATGGGAATAGACCATCGCTCCTGTTATTCGCGCAGGCGTCT